TCCACGAGATGAGATACCCAGCTTGACCTTTGAATCGACCAGCGATTGTAGGATCTGACCTGAGGGTGTGTTGAGGATCTCGATCGTCCCAAAGACAGTTCCATTTTCGATGTAGGCCTCACGCACCAGGTGCGACACGTTTTTCAATGAGATCACAGAGCTCTCTGGATGATCGCACTCTCCCAATGCTCGGCGCTCAAGGATGAACTTTTGGTAGTTACGGACCTCTCGTTCGAGGATCGCTAACGGGTAGATACGACCGTTTTGGTTCAGGGTATCCGCCTTCTGCAGGATGCCCTTCATCAAGGTTCGCTTGACCGCTGGAACAGCCACTGCCTCGCCCTTGTCGTCCCTGTCGACACGTGCCGGTGTCACCTCTTCTGTGATCACTGAGTACTCAAAGTCATCGTACGTCTGCAGCAGTTTTACATCAACGGTCATTGTCGTCTCCGGGAACAGTGAGTTCAGTGAACAGCTTGGTGTACAACATGAAGCGGGTGACTACATCATCATCGATTGCATCGAGCGATTCAGACACCAGCTTTTCACGAACGTGATTGAACTTTTCAATCAACATTGTCGAGGACGCGTCTGTTGCCGGGTTTGCAGCCACATATGCGTCGATCGATTCCAACGTCGACGTCTTGACCTCAGAGAGGCGCTGCTTGATAGCCGAGATGTCTTCGCTTGCTGTCGAAAATGCATACGATCTGATGATCGAACGTTGCTCCTCGCTCAATACACCGGCATATTTCTCATTCAGCTTGCGCATCATGAGCTGCATCAACAACCGAGCTGAACCGCTAGATTCATCAGAGATATGCTGATCAGGTTGTTGAACCTTCTCCGTGACCAACCACCTGACAACCTGATCTTCGTACCTGGCCATTCGTTCAAGATCTGCACCAGTGGTGCGCCAGTCGTTGATCAATGTCTGAATCGTTGCCATCATGCGGTATTCATTGACGTGCTGGTCGTAGACGCTCTCGCCTAGGGTGTGATTGATGCTGCGGATCAACAATGAACGTTGTCGATCCAGCTCCTTCGGATCGAGGGCACGAGCATACGACTTGGCTTCCTGCAGGATCGACGCGGCGACTGCCTCAGAAGAGACAGTCGTCCGGATCAAGGAGTTGATCAAACGAAACTCCTTGTACAACTCAGTGCCCGGTCGAAAGTGTCGTCGAATGATCTTAAGAGCCTTTGACGAAGCCGGTTTGTTGTTCTCAACGAGGGCCGTCGAGATCGTCTTGACCAAAAACTCATAGATCAATGCGATGTTACGCTTCTTATTGTGTGTCTTCGACATCGACCGTTCGCTCCTTCAAACTTTCTACGCACTCGCTGTGTTCACTCGTCTTCATCGTCGATCGTAAATACCTCGCCGTGATCGAAGGTATCAGACGGTTCACCAAGATTTTGTACGTCCTCGACGATGACTGCGGCCGGGGCCGCAATCCGACGACCTAACAGCGATTTTGACATCTTCTCAAGCGTCAACACCATGTCAGGCGACAATCCAACCCCTCGTGTCGGGTATCGATTCGTCGCTTCGCCAAACGGATTTGACACGATCGATTTCATGAATGCACTATCGCTAGGATCCGTCAACGACTTGTTGTCAGCCGCTGTCATCTTGACATAGTCTGGCATGTGTGTCTTCGAGGCACCGTGCGTCCGACGCCGGCCGCGGTTGTACATGACGTGCTTGAGATGGTTTTTCGCCTTGATCGGACGGTCGTGGTCACTGTCCTTGAGCGCCATCTTGATCCCAAAGTGTTCATCGTTTTCAACATCACCTGATGTCAACAACGAAACGTCAGGCTCAACCTCTTCTTCGGGTTCTTCACCCGCTGTCTCCGGTGGAGGGGTCTCTTCAGGCTCAGCTGCTTCAGGCTCCTCTTCGGGTTCCTCGCCACCGCCTCCGAAAAGATCGGCACCTCCCGCTTCGCCTCCGCCAGCAGGCGCTCCACCAGCCTCAACCTGTTCGTTGAATTGTTTTTCCTTCAACCGGTACCGGTTATTGAGCTCGATCTCTTCTTCGCTCATTCCCCAGATGTCGCGTTGGACGAGGTGAGCGCTGCCCATGCCTTCAGGCAGAGATGCACCGATCTCAAACTTGGCGCGCCACAGCTCAAGCTTCTGCTGTTGGGCCACCGTCGACGGGTTCGACAACCGCAGAACAAAGTTTTGTAGCTCTTCACCATCGTAACCATGAGCATACAGGTGAATGATCGCCAGCTTGTTGAGCTCAGCCAAGACAGTCTTTTGGATGACTGCAATGGTTCGAGAAAATCTTATGTCTTCTTGGGCAAGGGTCGCCTTTGAACTGTTTGAGACGATTACACAGCCCGCAAAATCGTTCGACCCGGCCCCTTTCACTGCAAAATTATGAAAACCTTCAACAGTGATATCATAGACAGGTTGTGGATGATCGAGCTGCACGACACGAATGCTCACTACCCTGTGGTTTCGCTTGATTCGCAGCCTCTTATTACCAAAGATCTCTGACAACCACGTTCCGTGGTGAACACCCTGCCTCTGACACGTACGTTGAAACCCAGTATATGTTAGGCCGATCTTTTGATAAAAGTCTTTTCTATCACTACAACCACGTGCAACGATCGCAGCCTGGGCAAGATCAACGTCTTTTCTCTTGTTCTTGCTGTTATTTGCCGCCATTTGAGCTCGGCGAGCTCCGCCATCGTCATTCCATGCTTGAACGACACCGGCTCGGTGGGCATCAATGTACTCGGGCGTCTTCATGACCTCACGAAGACGATCGCGTGAACTTTCAAGCAAAAGATTTGCAGTCAGACCTTGCGAATGATAGACAGCATGTGAACGCTTGCCCATCTTCACGAGATTTTTTGGCAGGTTGTTGCGCTTATCGTGATCAACGTGGTGCACAACATACGATCGCTCAGCACAACGTGACTCATGATCAGCGATCAGACCATGCTCATTGACAATGCGGTGTGTGTAGAACCAATCACCGGTGCCATTGTGTTGCACTTTTTCGTATCCGTTCTGAAAATCATTGTGACGTTTTGACGACAGTTTTCTATAAAGAGGCATCAGTGATTGTCCGACAACCAAGTCGCGCGCCTTCACATACGTTCCGTCACGGCATAAAAATGGGTGGTTGTCAGTGCACCTGATCACGGTCCCGTCATCAAGCGTCACCTCATGAAGCTCGCTAACGTCTTTCGTCTTCCAAGCATCGATGACCTTGCCTGGTACGATCGCGCCGGTCGTTGGGTCACATGAATAAACCCACAGATCATCACGCTTCGTAACATCAGCAAATTGATCGACCAGATCATGAAGTTCCATCATCTTACCAGACAAAAGTGGCACCAGTGTGTCACCAGGTAGGCAGAGTAATTCGTCATAACCCAAGTAAGCTCGGGGGATCTTCAGCGCAGCAAAGAGCTTTTTCTGTATGTAAGCAACGTCCTCGACAGCGGCAGCATTCTGTCCTCCGGCCAAGGTATCGATCTTAGTGCCGGTCTCGGCGCCGCGGACCGGGATGAAATAGTCCTCATCGACGCTGAGCGGGTTGTACCGCAGATCGACCCGACCGGTCTGGTTGTCGACGACAGAGTTGGTCCGCAGGTTCTTGCGTTGCTCTTCAACGTACATCGGTACGTTTTCGGGTGGGATGTTGGCGACATCGATGTAAAAGACGCGGCGCTCAGGGGCCCTGACGACGCGGTAGACCAACATCGCATCTTCGATCAGGATCAATTGGCGCCAGATGCGGCGAGCAGCCTCGACGATCGACGCTCCGTAAGGCAAGAACATGTCGTTGCCCAGCAACCTGAAGTGACTGACCTCCCAGTTCTCCAGCGTCCGATTGCCCAACGTCACCCAACGGTACCTCACGGCAAATGGGTCGTCCCTGTCGTAGTTCTCTTCACGTTCGATCTCATTGACCGGGATCGGAAATGCATTGACGACGCCGTAGTCAGGTGAGACGTCATTGTACATGAAGAAATCGCCGTATTTACAGTTCCCCACGAATGTTCCGTTGTCGACAGAACCACCCGCATTCACCACCGCAAAATTGTGCCGATCGTGCTCTCCTTTCGGGCCCAATACTTCCATACAATAGACGTCTGACGTCTGCTCAAGGCGCTCGACACGGGCAACCTTATGATTGAGACGTGTTGACTTTGAT